TTAAAGAGAATTATTGGCAGATTGTTTAAATTTCTGCTCATAGTACCATTGAGATAAGTAAACACCATCACTCCAACTCAACTTGCCATCGGCTGCTATTTGTGCTATAAGAACAGATAAATGGTGTAGAATACCCGGCTTAATATTTTCGTCGACCGTTTTCATGACCTCTAAAGCTGCTTTTACTATGGCTTCAGGTTGGGTTAAATTTAATGAACTTTCAACTAACTTTAATTCCATTAAAAAAATCGGGAGTGACTGTCTGAGTTTATCTCTTATAACATTATCAATATTACCTGGAATAAGCGTAGTTATAATATCGCCCGTTGGTGAATCAACAAAAGTTTTAATATTCTCAGTTATTATTACACCTATTTGTATAGCTGTTTTGAGCTCGTTCGGGAGACTGTTGAAAACATTTTTGATCTTGTCCCATATTTTTTTTAAAAAAGTTTTTAAGCTCATAGTTTTTTATTGTCTTTAAGTTTATTTACTTCTTGTTGCAGTAGGCTTACCTGGCTCTCAAGGACTTTCAAACGGACCTCATTTACACGAGTTGTTGTTTCCTGTGTAGCCCTAACATTAGATATCTCCCACTTAAGCTGAAAGTATGAAGTCATAACAGATATTACAATACTTACGGTACTTATGATGGTTACCATAATATTTTTAATGGTAATGCCTTTAATTTCACGATGTTCAATAGTTGTCATAATTTTTTAAATAAAATACTCTCCAGGACTCTTCTTTTTGTTAATGCATCGCACACTACCTTTCTACCTGTATGCGGATCTGTTATTTTATTCCATGGAACAAACCAGTTGGCAGCAGTAGCATAATCTTTCATATTCAATTTTTGTAGTAACGTTGATTGTAATAAAGCATGAGTTCCTAAATTATAAGTGAAGGATACCAATGCATCATATTGGTTTTGTGAAAGGGGAACAAGTACATAGCTATTCACTGCATCCTCAAATTGACCCAGGGTATCAAGTAAAAGTGAATCAGCTAACTCTTCATTGTCCAACTTATCGCCCGGTATTACAGCTTTACCGTTTGCATATCTTGTTGAACCGTATCCAATGGTCCATACTCCGGCTTTATCTTTATAGGCATGTAAAACCAAGCCTTCAAAGTTCTTTATCAATGCGATTCCGTTTTTACTTATTTTCATTATAGTTTTGCTGATATTATACTTGCCGGAGTAAATAATTGTTTACCTAAATACGCCACACCTGCTGCTACACCTGTATGCCATATTGAGGTAAAATCAAAAATAAATTGCCCTTTCTCAACCGACTCAGCAACCATGGCAAATACAGTACTGGCCGCGGCCACTATTGCCCCTTTTAAAATATCCTGCGTGTTTAAGCTTAAAAAGCTTGAGGTGATTTTTTGCATGATCTTATTTTTTAATTGTATAAATCCTGAATAGTTTAGCGCTTAGTGCTTCAAGCTTGGCCACACTGTCAATGGCTGCTTTTCCATTCATGCACTGTTTCCTAGCCGCACACCCCATAAAGGATGCAACCACCATTATTATTAATATCTTTTTCATATTTATTTAAATACAGTTGCTTTAATGATTATACCAGGATGTCGAATTAGACCTATATTGTCTATCTTGATATTGAGAGAGGAGTGTATTACCGCCCAAGACAGTGTTTATGGTTACTGTATTAGCACTTGTATCTGTTTTGGTAATATATATTGTATATCCTGCAAAAGTTACGGCCGAAGGCATTGTGATGGTTACATTTCCATTTGTTGCATCAACATATAAATCAAGCGTTGAATTTTTACCAGTTACAAAATCACCAGAAACGATCGTGTAATTAGCGGTTTTTGATAAAACATTATCAAGGGTTGATATATCACTGGTTAAAGCAACAGTTCCACTTTTATCTGTAGGCCAGTTTATAGTAGCAGTTACAGATTGTGCAGATGGATATGCTATATACAATGGCGAGGAGCTTGGTGATATATAGGATATTTGATCTCTTCTATACGCTGTAAATTTCGTTCCGGTTAAATCAGAAAATACACCAAAACCACTAGCCTCTTGTGCGCTATATATAGTGCCGTTATGTACACCTATATTGCCTGCACCAGTTAAAAGGATATTACTTGTAAATGTTGCAGCCCCCGTCCATGTTTTATTTCCTGCTATACCTGTTTGATTTGTGCTATTATCTATATAGTTACCTAATTGCCCAAAGGCAACAGCCTGTGAAGCTATAGTAGCATTCGGTACAATAGGAGATACTGAAAACGTATTATTACCTCCCCAGGTGTTTGCGCTACCAAATAAGTCAAAATAAGCAGGGGCCGCACTTACTGTACCATTACCTGTTGAAGTTAAAAATTTTGTAGTTGTAGTGGTATTACCAGGTAACCTTGTCTCCACACCTGATACTCCAGCATAGGATAAATCACCCAAAGTGGTATTTGGGTTTGAAGCAAAACTAATAGTAGCTCCGTTTCTTCTGCCTCTGAATTGAGCTATTGAACTATTGTACCAAATACCTCTGTCGCTTACAAAGCCCGGGTCACCTGCTATATTGGGGATACGCACCATTTGACCGCCATTAAAATCCACAAGTTTATCGTTCCTTACAGCTATTGCCGCTGTACTCGAAAGTGGTGTGCTTGAATTTGTAACTACTAATGAAAAATCCGTGTTTGATGTAGTTAAGCCCTGTAATAATGTAGTAGCAATACCTCCAGAACCACCACCTACATTAAATGCACCTCCTGCCTGAATTATAAACTGACCATTGTTTAAGAATCTGTAACGGGGCGTGTTACCACTATCATATATATTTAATGCAGATTCCGTACCGGTAGTTAAGCCCTTAATATACACCCTTGATGACGCACTGTATGTACCCGGTTTAACGCCTATGCCTAACGATGTGCCGTTATACTGGAAGGTCGTGTCTGAAGTTAAAAATCCATTTAAATCAGCGAATGTAATATTATTCCGTGGTATCCCAGCGGACGTTGCTGCTGTTAATTTTTGTCTTACTGTTAAAGTACTATCGGTTATAAATTCATGTAAGCCATCCCGGTAATACGCGCCCTCAATAGGCGTTAACAATGTTTTACCTTTATTTACTATAACAGATGATGTAGTATCATTACCACCCGCTATATGACTAAAGGCCAAAGGTGTATTTACTCCAAAACCCGTCTTATCAAAAATATTATAAGTAGTTCTACTCTTTTCAACCTGTACAACATTCTGAGCAGCTTCATCCCCCATGTAATTTAGCCCCGGTTGCAGATAATGTAATCCGTCGGAATACATCCAGCCTTTTGCTTTAAAGCCGTAAGAACTACGTGATACTACCTGTGTCCAGGTGTCAGCCAGTGCTACTGTTTCATCGGCGTCTCTTACAGCCTTAAAATAATCAGTGCCAGAATTAGTTTTACTTATCCTTAAAATATAGAATGGTATTTTAGGATAATAGCCCCGCCAAAATGATATGAAGTCAGTAAGGGTATCCCTATACATTTTAGCCGTTTCTGTACCCATAAATATTGGGAATGCGTCTTGCTCACCTTGGTGCCATAATATAAATATTTTGCCAATTTTATACCCGGCCGCCTTTGCAGCGGCTATTGCGGCTGCTACTGTATCCCTCGCCTGATACCTTAACGTACCTGATGAACTCCAGTTGCCTTGCCCAATATCAGCTTCCGGACACATTGCGGAGCCTCCTTTAGCACGTGGCACAAATAATATCTTGCGGCCGGTCAGTTTATAATATCGTGCTGCGAATGCTGGCCAAGGACTGCCAGTTATAGCATTTCCAACAGGATCATTAGCGACTTTTATTTTGCCATTGTAATACTGAATTGCTGTTCCAGGTACAGTTTTAGTTGATTGAGTGCTATCTCCATGCGCTGCCTGGGCATTTGACTGTCCCATAGTGATAACAACATCATGAACTGTTGTATCAACTTTACTATCAAGTATAGCAGTCTGTGCCGATAGCTCTTGCAACCTTACAACATCAGTTGGAGCAACAGGAGCGCCCGTAGCAGTAATAACTCCGTTAACTTTCAATGATGTGGTTCCAGATGGTGTATTCCAATTCTCATATACTAATTGACCATTAGCATTCATTCTCAACTGATATCCGTTATCACTTCCAATAGCATCATATGCTCTTAAAGCTGTATAGGTGCTATTGGAACTTAAGGAGAATCCCGGCTTGCCAGGGCTTGCTAAAAGTAATTCAGGAGTAATAACATCTGATGTAGCGGTTACATTACTTGCGGTTATATTCCCATTTATAATTTGGTTGCCATTAAAATTATTATTTCCGGTTAAATGAGCATAGGTGTTTGATATCGTTGCGCTATCTGGCACATCCCCTGCTTTCAAATAAAACTTATTTGTGTTATAATCTTTTATTGTACCGTTTGCAAATACTGTAATATCGCCACTTATTTCATCTGTTAACCATAATTGATGACCTATCCCCGGCTGAAAAAGAGAATGGCTATTCACATTCACGTTATCAAAGAATCGAAGTTTAGTTGGCTCAAATATATTTATCCCTTGTGTAAAGACAACAGGATTTGGGCCACTAAATGTAGCGTCGCCAGAATAAAATTGATTACCAGTAAAAACGTTACTTCCATTTAAATGAGCGTATGTATTTGCTACTGTTGTGCTGTCTGATAATCTGGCAGATGTTATATATCGTTTTGGAACTAAAGAACTATCTCCCAAATTACTATCATCATTCCATAAATATTTTATTCCCCGCCTTTCAGAATCATCTAATCGTGCGCCATTCGTGGCATCGGAATAAAAAGTAATGTCTTTAGTTGGTGTGTGGCTATTTAATTGAGCACTGACTTGATCTGCATATACTCTGCTATAATTAACCTGAAAATCTGTAGTAGCTGTTAAAGCAAAATTATATGAGCCGAAGTTATATCTTGAACTTTCTCCCATCTCAAAATCTCCAATATTTAATGCTAACCCTCCATTAAAATTAATATAGGTAAAATCGGTTAATGTGCCCCCTAATGTAAAATCATTACCAACTTCTGTTATACCATTTGAGCCTGTATAAATAGGGGAATGGGCATCAAAATACCCATGGGTTATATACCCATTATCATTAACACTATCTGATTTAAGTTTAAAAAGATTCCGTAAATAACCTACATAACCTAAAGTATCATAACCAATAGGTGATTTTCCTGGATAAAAGTTTAAAATATATCCTGTTCCTGCTTTCCATTGGGGGGTAACCGTTTGAGCCTGCGATCTTATTCCCCATAAGGAGGAAATGGTCAGTAATAATAAAAGTAAATATTTCTTTAATTTCATGTTGTTAGTCTTTAATTATTATAATTATGTCGCTGGCAAGATTTCCGCTTCCATCATCATTGGCATTTATTACTATACTAATCGGTGGGTATACAGTTCCTGTATCAATTTCGGCTTGACTTGTTATTATTTTACCTGTTGCCAGTTTAACCATGATGTCAGGATAACTTCCATGTTGTGAAAATTCAGAGTAGTCTATGGTGATAGGCAATAGTTCGCCAGATTCGTATGTGATTAGTGATGGTGCTTGCACTCCGTCAGGTATGAGCGATGTAGCAGGCCCCCATATGCCGTCAGTCTTTGGGCCGAAAATATCATAGGTGATGGTATTGATATAAAAGTCTCCATTAACTCCATCGGTGAGGTTCGATGGAGTATGATTTCCATTTAATACCGTATTTCCATTTGTGCCGCTCGTTCCATTTGCTCCAGGTGTGCCAGCCGAACCTGGCGGCCCCGTTTGCATTGAAAATACCTGATTCCAGACATCTGCTGATTTCTTATAGAAAATACCGCTAACGGTGTTTACATAGGTATCATTGTTTTTACCTATAGCTGAGCCTGGATTGTTGTTTCCATATAAAACAGTTCCGTCTGGAGTATTGCCCGAAGGCAAAGTGTAAGCTACTGCCCAAATACCGGTTATCTTTTGAGCAAAAGAGCCACTGTTCGTATTCACAAACACATCACCATTTTTACCAACGCTATTAGAAGGTATTGAGGTCCCAAATGTGATAGTGGCTCCAACAGATAATTCTGAGCTAATAAATTGAAGCAACGTATTAAAAGCGAACTGATAGTCTACACCATTCTTTACTAAAACCGAAGTGTCATTAGAACTAATTGCTGATGCTACAGGTAATTCACTTATTTTTTTATCGGTTGCCATCAGTTTAAAAATTCGGTTATTGGTAAATTATAATTGTTATAACTGCCGGGATAATTGAAATCTGTTTTGTCAATGCCCCTTATTCGGGGCCCCGGCTGTCTACTGCTTTTATTTTTATCATTATAATGCCAAAGCGGAAAGTCTTCTTTATTATCCCATAAAAATTTCTCCACCTCATTAGCGTGAGCATTTGCTGTACTACGTTGTTGCTGAACCAATTTTACTATTGCAGGTGCCGAAAGCGGATCGCCGTTATCATGATGTTTAATTACAGGCCCGGTGGCTGTGTAGTGCACGGCATCGTTCTCAATAAACCGGGCAAAAGTGAAGTATACAAGTGTAGGTGCCAAGCCTTCATACAAAACAATGTGACCATACTGGTCCAGATATTCGCTGCCATTAAGCAGGTCTTTATAATGCTGAGGGGTATCGTCTTTTAGCGTTCCATCTTCATTAAAGCAGGTTAAAAAGTCATAATATAAAGCATGACCTAAAAATGGTTTCAGGTCGAGATCCTGTGCTTTTTTGATAAATATTTTCAGGCGTTCAGGTTTTATGTTTACAGTAATATCCTCGTAATGCTGAAAAGTGGTTTGATTGATAAGATAGATCATAGCATGGCCTCCCAACCCCCTGAAGGGGGTATGTTAAAGTGTTTTTTCATAATTAATATTTGTTAAAGTGTAATTACTCCCCCTTTCAGAAGGTTAGGGGCACATTGCTTCGGCTTCGGCTTGTTTAAAACCATACGCGTGTACCAGCGCGGCTATTTTACTTTTTGCAGGAATGGTTGATAATAGTAACTGATTTATACTATTGCCGGCTTTAATTCCCGCGTTATCATCGACAGCTATGGCTGGTACAGGTATAATATTCCAGTTGCCGCCCGGATTAACATCAATGTAAAAATGGTTGAACACTTCGGCAAAAGTTTCTGATAGCTCAAGCCTGTCAGGAGCCGTGTTGTCATTAAACTCAATGATGGCTTCCTTTTTTTCGCTGCCATTACTTAATCCTGATGATTTTTCAGAATTGATGAGTTCTTTTGGTATCGAAAAACCTTTGATGATACGTGCTTCAACTGATCTTTCAGTGGTTTCAAACAGCCTGTCATTATTCTGAATAGGGTAGGCCTTAAATTCAGGCTTTGAGTTTTCATCTTCGTACTCAATAACAATTATTTTTTGAGCACTTTTTGCTCCCTGGAAAGCACCAAGATCTTTTTCTAATTGCGATGGAATATTTACCCCAGCGTATTCATCAGCATCTGGCCTGCTGTTGTCTGCTTCTTCTCTACGGGCTTGCATAAACAACATGGTTGATGGCAAGAAGCCTGTTGTAACTTCCCGGTTATTAAAAATTTTAATGCCTGCTTCGGTTTCAAAATCTTCCCAAACAGAATCAGCCTCTATCAGTGGGTAATCATCAACTTCAGGGTTAAAATAAAATAGCTGTCCCTTATAATGCTCCCATCCACCAGCATCAGTAACTTGTTGTTCGATTACAGCGGGATCAGGATTATATTTATCCAGGAAGGTGATCTTACTGCGCATAATGTTTTTCCAGGTTTTGCGACCCCAGTCTGAATAAAGCGCATACTTCTCCGCTGTATCCACGCAATCCGTATCGCCCATGCGTATGTCTTCAAACTTTACATAGTTTACCGATGCTATTTTAAAATTGGCGTTGTAATTTATATGAATGCCAAAGCCGGTAAACAAAGCTTTATCATTCGCTAAAGCTTTTAACAATTTAGCCAACGTAAGGCCTTTGGAGTTAATAATCTGTTTGCCGAGATCTTTTTCCTCAAAGCCATTGCCAGCTATAAATTTGGCTCTTTTGTTCCAGCAATCTTTTGCTGTAGGCGAAGCAGCTACCAGTTCCAGCATGCGTTGCGGGTAGGCATTATCCAGGTCATAGTTGAGTATGCCATAGGTTTGATTCGGCCTTACTAATATTCTTCGCTCAATTTGTGGCAAATAGGTCTTCATAAGTTTGTGATTATTGAGTTATTGAATTTTTCCTGAATTTTGGTTTTTGGGCGAGAAGATGTCGCCGACTTTTGATCTTTGGGGATCTGCATAAACAAATCGGCTATATGCGGATATTTTTCTATATACCACTTGGCCTCTTCATCATTCAGGTTATCATTGCTGTGCACTGCCGCAGAGCCCGGGGCGAACTGATGCTTGCCGGGCTTTAGAATGTATTTTTTTGTCATAATCTCATTAGTCATCAGGTCATTAGTTTTTATTGGTGAGTATTATAGTCATTAGCCATTCTGAAATGACTAATGACCGAATGACGCAATGATATTATGCGGCTACCAACGCTTCAATTGCTGCTATGGTACTTGCGTATGTGGCACTGCCACTTGTTGGAGCAATAGATATAGCGCGCGGAGGATAAGGTTCTTTAAGCTTATCAGGGTTGGTCAGCTTTAATTTGTAACCTCCATCCAATGTTTCATCGGCGGCATTGCGCTCGGCATCGGTCAGGATCAACCCGTTAACTGCTCCGAAAAGTTCAACGGCCGAATCACTCGATTTGTAGTTGTTTACCGCTATGGCACATACGCGACCGTAACCCATAGCCATTAACTGCGTTTTAATATCAACCGAAAGACCGGCAATGTTGAAGTCAATCTCCTCAGTATAACGTGGCCCTACCTGTGTTTTAGCCAGCTTAGAAGTGGTGCCGAAACTATTGTTGGTACCTTCAAATTTGTAAACTTTAGCGGTACTTATGGCGGTTAAACCTGTAACGATAAGTGGGTTTGCAATGTCGTAGGTTAAGGTGATATCGTCCTGGTTAAAGATGTAAATAACATCTTCAATACCCGAAGTAATTGGCTCATCTGTACCCAGCTTGAACCCTGCGTTTATTTTATTATAAATTGACATGTATCTTAATTGTTGAATTATTGATTGATTGAATTAATTGAATTGACTGAGCTTTGAATTATTGAAATATTGCTGAAGAGCTTCAATTCAATAATTCGATAACTCAGTAATTTGACTTACGCGCTCAGATAAAACAGTTCGTTGGCAAATTTGTAGTTTACAGCGGCCTTCATACGGGCTTTCATGCGCACAACGTTATCATTAGTGTAAGGCTTCATGTAAACCGTTGATAGCTCAGAAGCATCGCCAAGCAGATCGACACCCAGGAATAAGTTTGATGAACGTGCACCCAAGATGGTATTAGCCTGCCAGTGGTTCATGAGCTGTAATGGTAAGCCCAGGTAATCCATTTTTTTAGGATCAGTAAAGGCGTTAAGTACATTAACCGCCTTGTCGGCCTGGGCCTGTGCGTAAGCATAGCCAACGTGTAAAGGTATCTGCAGGTTAAAATCGGGCTGACTACGATCTGCAGGATCAAGCTGGGCATAAATGCTTGTTAAAACACCCAGTACATTACTTGCATTGATGTAGCTTACCGTAGCTGCCGTTGCCGTACCGCTAAAGGTTGCTGGTTTGCGGGTATTTACCTCATTGTAGTTGCGCACCAGTTTAAAAGTGGTTGAGCTGGCTACTTTAATAAAGTACGATTGCCCCTGTACATTTGGCGCGCCTGAAGCACCATTTGTAGTATCCTTGCTGGTACCGGTTACCGCGGTGATAGTCACCACGTCGCCATCAGATAGGGTAGCTGTATCTGCAACGGTAACTACACCGCTGGCGTCAATAGCTGTGGCAGCCATAGAGGTTGCCGGTTTGCTCAAGTCAACCTTGTAAACGCCTGATGCTGCAGCGATAGTTGGTAACAGCCCAGGGAATGCGGCTGTAAATGCAGCCTCTTTAGTAGCGCCTTTGCCTAACCAGTATAACCGCTCGTTGGCTATTTGTATTTTGGTTAAGTAACGTTGCACCATAAAGTCCGATAGGTCAACGATGCCTTCATAGTCCATAAAAGCCCCGGGTTTAAGGGCTTGTGCTTCCCATGATTGGGCAAGCTTGTCCCATTGTTCCTGCTTCATAAATTCGTACACTACCGGGTCAAGGTAGCTTTCAGTTTGTTGAGCGGTTGTGCCCTGATCGGTAAACAAACCGGATGGGTTTTGCAGTACAACGTCGTCATCAACATCAAGTATAACCTTGCGCGATTTTACGTCGTTAATTACGGTTAGCAGACCACGTTTTACGGAATCGGCTTCCAGCAGCGTGCTTGCCATGAATCCGGCCAGCGCTTCGCCGGCATAGGTGTTGTTAGTGAATGTAAATTGAGCCATAAAAAGGTTTTGCCCCCCAGCCCCCTAAAGGGGGAGCTTTTGATTTAAATGTTTGCTTTTAGGGAAAGAGGTTATATTATTTAATGTTGTTTTTTAAGGTTCCCCCTTTAGGGGATTAGGGGGGCTACCGCTCTTTTTACCGCGTTTTTAGCTATTTCGCTTTGAGGGGCGAAGAAGGGCGCGGCTTCGGTTTTTGCTTTGTTGCTGCGTTTGGAACCTTCGGGAGTGAAGTTTGATTTTATTTCGTTTTTTACTTCGATATGGGTTTTTTGCAGGCGATTGTTTGCATCTTCCAGAGCTACCCTGGCTTCGCTTAATAAGGCGTTTTGTGCATGTAGCCGGGCTTTAAGTTGTTGAACGCGGTTTTGAATTTCTATAGGGTTTTTAGATGATTTTAGCTTGTTGTCGGGAAGGTCGTCGTCTTCATCATCGGCATTAGGATCGGTTTCGGCAGAGGTTACTTGTTGAACCTGTCCCTTTTCCACGGCAATCTTTTTACCGTCGGCAGTGGTGTAAGTATCGGCAGGGACAGGGGTGGTCATGTCCTCGTCCTGGTACACTTCGGTGCCTGTGTCCATGTCGCCTGTGTGGTGTAGGGTGCCTTTGTCAGTAATGGTTTGTTTGTTCACCACTTTTTTGAAGAAGTTCATGATCTTGTCTAAAACCGACGTGGTTTTCTCGATAAGTTCTTTGTTTTCGATGTTCATGTTGTTTTTATTGTTTAAGATTTTGTTTATGCATCGCTGGTAAACTGCTGGCGCGGTGTTGGTGTATTTTTGGATGAGGGCACTGTTGATAATGGTTGTGCTATAATCATCTACCTGGTCAATAAAACCCAGATCAAGTGCCTGGTCGGCAGTCATCCAGGTGACGGAGTTGATGAGGCTGTTTATAGTAACTCCGTCCAACCCGGATTTGTCCATGTAGATCTGCGCCAGGCGCGATTGCACTACATTTAACATCTGCACATCTTTTAAAAGCTCATCGGCATTACCGCCAGAGCCTACCATCGGCTTGTGGATCATGAGCAAGGCGTATTTACTCATCACCACCTGCTGGCCGCCCATTGCCACAACCGAAGCTGCCGAGGCGGCCAGCGCATCAATATATGTAGTTACCCTGCCGGGATATTTTTTAAGGAGATCATAAATGGCTATGGCATCAAAGGCGCTGCCACCTACTGAGCTGATGTGTACATCCACATCATCGCCGGCTGCCGCTGCCAGTTGTTGTTGTATGTAAGCAGATGACAGGCTGCCCAAACCTATACAATCGGTTTCGGTATCGTATAAATAAATTTTGTAGCTCATTTTTTTGAGTGTTGGATTGTGTGTAATGAGTTTTGAGTTTGTTAGAATCAGAATTAACAGAACAGGTGACAATAATTCTGTGAATTCATTAATTCTGAAAATTCTGATTCAGACAGTTGTTTTGAAGTATGCCTGGCTTGTTAATAACGAGCAGAGTTGCCTGTGTGTTTAATATGCTGATTGGCATAATTCAAAGATCAGAATTTGTTTTTACCTTGATGGTGACAGTAGTTTGTCAGTGGCTGTATTTTGTCTGAACAGGGATTAAGCAGATTTTTTGGATTTTAGGATTTTGATCTGCGCTGTTTTAATCCAGGTAATCTGTTAATCCCGTAAATCGTGGTTCAGATTAATTGATATTCAAATATCGGAACAATTGTTTAATACAATGGTGACAGTAGTTTGTCAGTAGTTGTATTTTGTCTGAACCGGGATTAAGCAGATTTATCGGATTTTTGGATTTTGATCTGTATTGTTTTAATCCTGGTAATCTGTTAATCCCATAAATCCTGGTTCAGACGAATTGATATTCAAATATCGGGACAATTGTTTAATGCAATGATGACAGTAGTTTGTCAGTGGCCATTTTTGTCTGAACCGGGATAAAGCAGATTTATCGGATTTTAGGATTTTTATTTGCATTGTTTAAATCCTGAGAATCCTTTAATCCTAAAAATCCCGGTTCAGACAATCTATTGTGTAAAACAATTCAAGGCCCGCCATACAGTGCGTTCGTCTTTACCAAACTTTACTTCGGCCTCCAGTACCGCCTGGTTTTTGCTGATGCCGCGGATCTGCATCTGAGCGTGTATCCAGAGATAAATTTCGCGATAAGTAAATATTTTAGTGGTGATGAAACCAGCCTTATACATGGCCGAAAATACCCCTTCATCAAAGAGTGTGTTTGCAAGTTGGATATTCATGAGTAGCCCCTCCCGTCCCCTAAAGGGGATGCTTTTAATGGTTTGGTTTGAAATTATTTATTGACCTTGATTTTACCCCCCCCCCTTCAGGGGCCGAGGGGCTTACAGATTTACCCTGTTAACCGTTTGGGCCAGTATGTTTTGCTGGTTGTTTACGTCCTTCACATCCACATAAATAGGGGGGAAGTTGTTGATCATTTGGTAGGCCAGGGTGTTGGCCAGATCTTTTACATCATTAACCGGCTGATTGTAGTACCGGTTGGCATTGCCGCCATCAGTAAATATCCCCCCTATGGCATAGCCGCTCCCGGTATCGGGTGCCGAAAAATCCCTGCCGCCATGGGCAACGTTAATGGCGCTAACCAGATTACGTGCCCAGGGATTGCGCATAGCCTCAGACACTACCACAGCTTCGCCCGAACGCAGGAAAGCATTGGTGTTATCGGTGCGGCTGTAACCTGGCAGCAAGGCCCCACGCCCGTCCGACTGGTAATGTAAACCTCCTTTGGCATATTGTGGTGGCTTTTGCGCCACAATAGTGGCTACCTGTATGGCTGTGGAAGCAATAATGCCGGGAATAACAAAGGGAGCCAACATACCGGCTTGCGAAGTGACTTTGGTAATCGCCAACGCGCCATTGATAACGGCTTGTAATATAGATGCCTTTTGTTCTGCCTTGAAGGCTTTTATCTTTTCGGCATTTTCCTGTTTTTGGTATTTAGCCTCAATGGCCTGCCTTTGGGTGCTTGTTAAGTTTTTATTGCTTAGCTCGGCAGCTTTATCTTTTTCAAGTCCTTTTATTTTGGCATCGCTTTGCGATTTGATGTTGTTACCGATGATGGAAAAAGCCTTATCTGAGATCTGTTGGGCAGTTTGCAGGGCAAAATCCTTGCGTTGCTGCTCACTTTTTTGGATAGCATCGGTAATTTCCTGTTCATACTGTTTCCTGATCTCGGCGGTGTCTTTACCTGCTTCAGCGGCCTTTTGAATCTCGAAATTATATTTATCAGTAATCAGCTGTTTTTCGGCTTCGAGTTTACTGCCGGGTAGTATAACCCTGTTTACATTTTGCTGATATTTAGCTAACAGCTCTTTTTGCTGTTGGGCCTCAACCAGGTCTTTTTGCTGTTGCTGTACTTTTGCCAGCTGCTCAGCATCCATCCGCTTAATGATCTCACCAATGCTTACGTGATATTTTTCTTCCAGTTGCTGGCTTTCCTGGTGGTATTGTTCCTGGGTTATGAGTTTGTTATCGAGCAAATTTTTTAAAGCAGCCTGCTCTGTAGTGTAGTTATTATGATCTTGTTCTAACTTTTTATTAAAGGCATTTGTAGTTTGCAGGAGTTGTTTAGTAAGGTAATCTGTGTAGGCTTCCTCATTATCAGTAAGCGATTTTGTTTGATTAATCTTTTGTGTGGTTATAATTTGATTTTGCTGGTCACTACCCTTCTTTAAACCAGTAATTACCTGCACCCCGGATTTTTGTATATAATCATTGATTGATTTTACTAAAACCTCATTCTGTCCATTTAAAAGTTTTGAATCAGCAACATGGTCAGTAATTAATTTTCTAATTACATCGCGTTCCTGGGTAAGTCTGGATATGGTGGCTGGCCCTGCTGCGTCTTTTGAATCGGTTCCCATTCCAAAAGTGCTTCCACCGTTAACTGGCATATTTTCTAATTTGTCATGTTGTTTTTGGATTGAATTTAGTTGTTTTTCGAGGCTTTCAAGTTGAGGGGTGAGCTTTTTTATCGTATCGTTATTGCCAAATTGCCTGATTTGATTTTTAACCATTATCTCTTCTGCTGCCCGGGCTCTTGAAGATGCGATAATTGCAGCGGATAGATCATTATATTGTTTTGTGGCATTACCTGTTAAGATTATGTCGTTAGATATATTTTTAAAATAACCAGGGTATTGATCCCGTATTTCATTTGCAGCCTTTTGACGCTCTTTTAATGAAAGCGTATGATTTTGAGTTGCGCTGTATAGTAGTTTTAATTGTACCAATTCTTGCTGTGCATTTTTGTCACCATTTGATCTGGATTGAATCAGCGCATCCATGATGATCTTATTATCTTTCATGGCCTTTCCTAAAGCTGATAATGTGGTTTGTCCTTTTAGCATATCAGCCACCCAGCTTATAATTACACCACTATACGTTGTAAGCAAAGTAATACCTACCGATATGATGGAGTTCCAGGAAAACATAGATGAGGCCAGTTCAGCAAAAACACTTTTGGGTTTTTGCCCCGATGCTGCAAGTTCTTTATTCTGGGCGTTGAGTTTTACCATGGCATCCACCACTTCAGGAAGTTTCTCGCCTATAGCTTTGAGCCCGGCTTGTAAGCCTTCGGCAAACTCGGGCAGTTTGCTGTTAACCCCGCTTATAGATGTTTTTAAAGCATCCAGGGCATCTTTGTAGTCTTTTGCTTTTTTAATGTCGTCGTCGGTTATACCGGCGCTATTGTTTTGATTTTGCATGTATTAAATATTTGTATGGAATGAAAATTGAATTACAAAATAATTTGGCTGTTTTTGTGTAATTACTATATTTGTTAGCAATAACCTTATCTATATTAAATTGAAAAATCTAAAATTATCACTGCTTATTATTTCATTATTTTCCCTTTTTTCCTGCAGTCGCTCTGCCGAGTCCTATTTTAAAGAAGCTAACGATAGCTTGTATATAGGCAACAATTACAAGATAACCGCCGAGCTTTATTCTAAAGCTATAACTCTGAAGCCTGATTATGCCGCAGCCTATGTTAATCGCGGGCACGCTAAATTGGGGTTACAAGATTATTCCGGGGCACTAATTGATTTTAACAAAGCACATGAGCTTGACCCAACAATTAAAGAAGTAAATTATGGAATAGGCGTTGCGAAAGATAACCTGAAAGATTATGATGGTGCTATAAAAGCGTATACCAAGTGTATTGATGATAAATCTAATTTAAAAGGTGGTTATTTAGCCAGGGCCGATGTTAAAGAACAAATTAAAGACTATCAGGGTGCTTTAGACGATTATAATCAAGGTATAAAGCTTTCAAAGCCTAAGGGCTATTATTATTATAGAAGGGGTGAGCTGAAAATAAAAATGAACGATAAGAACGGTGCATGTTTAGATTTTCACAAGGCACTTGATTTAGGTGAAAAAATATTTTCCAAAGATGAAATTGATAAGTATTGTAAATAACTACCAATTATTTATATCGATTTTTCACCTATTGATTTGAGCAAGGGCTTGTAAGCCCTCAGAAAATTCTGGTAGTTTACTATTAACTCCATTGATGGAGTTTTTTAAAGCATCCATAGCATCTTTATAGTCTTTTGCTTTTTTAATGTCATCGTCGGTTATTGTTATACCGTTGTTGTTTTGATTTACCATAAAACTAAATGTTTATAATGCCCAATGGCATAAATTAGATGTATTTTTTAACCCGTATATGTTATTCAATTAAAATAATGATGGATCGCTGGCAGATATCCCGAAGGTAAATATGTAAATATTAGTATCTGCAATTATATAATTGTCAGGCATTTTGTCAGGGTTATGCCTATAATTAATATCCGGCGTTTATTTTTGGTTAAGATGGTATTATTAGATTGTTTTACTGATCGGCGTTTTGCAAATGGGGCATAAAGTTAGGTTTTGCTAATTATTTTAGTAAAAATAAATAATAGATTGATCAATTCCAAATAATATTTAGGGTCATGTATAAATAATTTCAGGATAATGATAATATTGGCCAAACTAAATAACTATCATCAAAACCTGTAACAAAATATCTGGCTTATAATCTTATTCAAAAAAATCTATCCATATGATCGTTTTAAAATCCGATTACTTTAGCACTCACGAACGCCTTACACGGTTTATAAACGAGAACCATATCAAGCGCGAAGATATATTGGTTATTACCCAGATCCCGGGCTCGTTCACTATTTTGTTTTACGCAGATGACGCAGTGGAGGAAATAACACACGGTTTGTTCTCTTAGCCCAGCTTTACCAACTCTACCTTAGTAGGCTGCCCGCTTCGCCAGCTGTCAATTTTATTGATGTAGTAATAGGCACTATCCTGTTCCAGGTAAACGGGTATGAGCAAATCGAGATCCAGGATATCGCGCGGGGTTAACAGAAAATAGCGTACTACCTTTTTGGTTTGCTGTAGTATTTTCCCGAGCTCGGGGTAATAGGTGCTTTTTAAACCGGAAAGTGTAGTATTGACTCCCGCGCCTGGCATATCGCCAAAACAAAGATTGTAATCACCATCGGGTTTATAAAAATAGGGAACAGATAGGGTATCGTTAACCATAATGCTATTGTTGCCATCAGTAAACTTTACAACCTTGCCATTTAGTGCAAGTTTTTGATCAATCAGTATACGTGGCGATACGCCAATGTCAAAATCGCTGCTATCACTATTAATGTCAATCATTTTTATTTGAGCAATGGAGCCACCAATGTACGGGCGGTTTAGGGTAGGTGCAAACTGGCTCTCAAACAAATCGGCAGTGGCAGGCAGTGTTTTATCGGCCACATTTATCTGGGAATTGGCCAGGCCTTTTGGCAATACACCGTCGTCCTCTTTGTATTTCATATAATTTATCTGCGCGTAGCCACCTAATTGAAAGGCTATGGTTTTACCCTGGTCAAGGCATTGTTTGGTCCAGTTTTTAGCTACAGGTACGTTGTTTAGAATATCTCTGAACGATGCGAAATTTATAGTGCGCGTAGTATTATCAGTTTGGCAAATGATACCGAAACGCTGCAAAGTATCTTTAAGAAGATCTTTTTGACTGATGTCTGGAAATATGCGCTCGCATTGAACCTTTTGGCTATATAGCACTTTTTGATTTTGCGCCGACACCTCAAATGTAGCCCCTTTATATACAGTAAGGCTATATTGCGCATCGCCATGAAAATCATAAATGCACAATAATTGCTGTCCTGCAACAAGTTCTACCTGCGATGCGGTAAGTACTTTATTACGGAATGTTTTATATGCAAACAGGTTGCTGCCCGATGTACCTTCTTCCCTGCGGTCGTACCCGCCTGTAAAATCAAAAGTTGTTTTTGTTAAATACTGCCGTGATTGGCCGGGCATATCCAACACAATGCTGATATCAACACTACTGGGATGCTTTCCCGTAACCTTGCCGTAAAAATCAATTACAGGCATAGTAAGTACGACATCAACGGTTACAGCTTCGCTTGAAGTATACCTGTTGTTTGCAAAATGATTGTTAGGGTTTGCACTGATAACTGAAAAATATAATTCGCCGCCTGGTTGTAGTCCTGAATCGCGTTTTCTGTATTCAAACTGATCTTTTCCGTTTGCTACTTTGCACCCATTTAAGTCAACCTGGTTTTGATAATTAGCGCCATGCTCAAAATCGCTGTTGCTGAACTGGGCAATGAGCAGGGGATACAAGGGGTTTTTTAGCAGCGAGCCGGTTGCCTTATAGCCGTTGGAACTAAGCATAAGGTTTATAGCGGTTTTAATGAAAAAGCCCGGGCGCATGTTACGTACATTAATTTCATTTTGTCCTGCATTATCATAAATAAGGTTTCCGTAGTCAATTACCGGCCATATCCACCCATCTGTACGGATTTGAGATGTTGCTACGTTGCTTAGCGACCAATCGTGTTCATAAACTTCAAAAGGCCTGTTAGCACCGTAAACAGAGTCTTTATCGCCCATGTCATAAATATTGCCATCAATGGCGTCAAAAAAATCAACATTACCGCTTAATACGGTTATACTGGCAGTATCCTGCTCAATGAGGTTAAGCTGGGCTATGCCATTGGGGATGATCTCCAGGCCATTCTGTATAATTTTAGCCTCATAGTTATCATAGGGCGACAGCGTAGTAAAGGCTATATCGTCAGGAAAACCAAGTATTTGCCGGTTACGCTGGGTTAATGGTAGTTTAAACTGATTGCTGGTATTGCCCTGTTGGTTTTGTACCTCGGCCAGGTTATTAATCTGAAAGGTGAGGGCAATAGGGCTATCATCGCTAAGGTCAACCAGCTGGTTGTTGAGGTATAGTTGTATTTGGTTCATATTAAGTATAAAGTCGTGAGTATTAAGTACGAAGTCGTTATCATAAAATCAAGTCTTAGAGCTCATGACTTACGACTAAAGACTTATTTTACTGTGTTTGTATATTGATGGATGGCATATTGAACGTTACACTAAATGGGGCCTGGCCATTGCGGGTTTCGTACTCGCTGTAGGTGGCAGTATTGATCACGATGGTTTGCCATTTTACCGGGTTTTTATTCACCAGCATTTGCACTTTTGGCGAGTATTTAATGGATTGCAGTCCTTTGATATCATTGACTGAAAGATCCTCGGCCATTACCTTCATTTTTTGCCCTGCCGTTTTGCTGATCACTTGCTCAATACCTTCCTGGTTCTCCCAGTCGCTTACAAAATTTTTAATGATCACGGCATTTTGTACATCAAGGCTAACCTCCTGGTTAAAAACAAAACGGTAGTAGTTCCAAGAACCACTCAAGCCTATCCAGCGCAGGTATATGGAATTGTCGTCAATTGCATCATCGATCCTGATGGTTTGAGTTTGCGTTACGGCATGCGCAGTATCTCCATCATCATATTTGAGGACGATATTCAGGTAAAAAGCCTCGCGCGGAAAGCTGCCATTTATACGCAAACGATTTAAGCCCAACTGCGCCGGTAAAGGCGTGATTGCCTGGGTTTGGTTAGCAATAATAAATTTACCCCCATCCTGGTTCAGCAGCCATGAGCTATCCTCGTTAAGCAGGTAGCTGGTTTGTGGGCCGCCGGCAAGCGGGTTCCGGTTAATATCAAGCAGAATAAGGTCGCAATATAACTGAACGCCGAGCAGGTCATCGCTGTAAATAAAGCCAATGTCAAAAGGATAATCTATAGAGTAGGCGGGTTCGGCAAAGTCAGTAACCCAGCGGGCAAGCTGGGTAGTGTCAGACACCTGCCTGAAAGGAACATAAGCGGCCAGGTTGCCCCCATAACGTTCACCTAATTGTTTGGCGGCATAAACTACATAGTAGGGGTTAGGAAGGGTTGTAAAGGCAGATGTATAACCATCTGCTGTGTTATTATCATAGTGCTCGGCATATGCTATCTGATAGCTGGCACTCAGGTTATCATCCCTGAAATTAGCCAGGGTGTAATCACTGTTATCATTGGGGCGCAATAAACTTTGCAAAAAGTTGGAGAGGTCGGCCTTTATTATTCCCTCGTTATTAGGCCGGTTGACTGATTGAATGGTGTTTTGAAGTCCCGTAAGCTTATCAAAATAGGTTATACGCGTAATTACATTATAATATGGGCGTAAGCTATTCATGTTGATGTATCCGCTGGCAGCGCTGATAAAAGAGGCTTTTATAGTTATTTCGTTGTTATTGCCTGCTTTATCAACTTCATAAATGCCCTGATAGGGCGCTGCATTTAGGTATACTTTATCGCCCTGTTTAACGAGGTATTTGGCAGTGCCCGGATCAATAAGCGAGGTGTTGACAACTACTTTGGCATATCCTTTTTCGTTATCCACTTTTATACTGATGACGCCAAAATCCTTGCGCTGGTAAGTGAACACAATAGGATTGAAAGCCGCGTTCCAGCGGGACACATTGCCACCGGTGAATGTTACCGAGGGATCGGCAACGAGCAGATTTGAAATTACAGGTACATTAATCGAAGTTTGGTCCGTACAGCCTAAGGGATTGCTATCCTTAACCAATGGCTGCACCAGGCCACCGCTTAGGCCGGTAAATATTGGCGATAGCTGCCAGGTGGCGCCAAAATCATTACTGTACTGAATAGGGCCATAACTTGACGTGGCATTAACGGTGATCTGCGCGTCGGCAGCGCCTATGGCCGATTCCGGCTTATCGATATGTACAAAATTTATCTTCAGATCACATACCCCCGGATTATTAGGCGGCGGACCGCTGCCTGCCTTTAAAGACAGTATGGAGTATATTTTATAACTGCTGAATGTTTGCTCGCCATGTTCATTATAATGGCTTTCTCTTAATACACCACTGTCAATTTTTACGGATTGACCCGGAACTATTACCGTATTGGTATTTATTACACCATTTTCATTTAATTGATAGGTCACTATACAGTTGTTCCCATTGGTGTATTGGCCGGTATCGGTATCAATTATTGATATCAACACGTCGGCACTGTCTATTTCACCTCCATTTTGGTCGGGGTAGGAGCTTACCCAGTTAACTTCTTCTATTTTAGCTATAATGCTCATCGATTTGAGTTTTAATGGTTAGTAAGGCGTTATTATTGAAACACATCAAAGTACATGGTTGACAGAGTGATAGTTAAACCTATACCGCTTGTATTGACATCAAACTTATTGTAGACAGGCAGGCACCGGGCTTTGCTACCGGCTCTGATTCGAAAATAACGACCTTCGCCTTCACGGTATCTGGATGCTTTTACAATAAATTCATTGGCTAACTGCAATGCCTGTGTCACATAGGTTTCATTATCGGCAGTATATTGGCCGAAATCAGTTTTGTATAAAAATTCAAGGTAGATCGTAAAGGTATTATCTACCGAGCCATTAACCTGTGGTGATACCTCAATGGGCTGCAAAGGGTACATAAATACACAGGGGAAGGCCGCATCATCGCCAATGGTGTTGAGCTCTGTTTGGGTACCGTAAGCGAATGACGGACTGCCGATAAGTGTTTGCACTATAGCTTCTATTTGATTACGCATAAAATTTAGCCCCCCAACCCCCTGAAGGGGGAGTATTTTAATGTTTAATTGTCTAACAGGGATGGACTTTGTTTAATATCTGTTCGTAGAGCTCAAAAGGATTAGGAGCTAATCAGCTCACTATATCTTTTCTGGTATTCGGCCTCAGTTTTATTGAGCAGCAACTTAGTGAGCACACGCTCATAGGGCATGTTCATTATAGTATTCCATTTGGTGATGTCGCCGCCAGCTAATGAATTTATGGTATTGATGTACTTAAACTTTTCGAACGATTGAATACCAGCACGTTTTTCCACTGTTGTAACAGCCGATGCCAAAAGCTGGTTTTCGGTTTCTGCAAGCTGGGATAACAGGTAAAAAAATGCTTCGAAATGGGCAGTGCCTCCGTTACCCGCATTTTTTTTATTTCGTTACAAAATTCTTCGACCTGGTATTCATTGTATTTTTTACCGGTTGCACGGCAAAAAAAGTAATGGGCCAACACCTGGCAGCAGGCGTTTAATGATGGATTAAAATTTTCCTTCCAATTCTCATCGCCATATTGTTTAATGTGTGCATTTACTTCTTCGGCAATAATATCCCTTGCCGCCATAAATGCTCCAACTGGTTCAACCGAAAGGTTTTGTATTACTTTTACCTTTTTTTGAGTGGATTTTTCACTGGCTTCACCTACCATGAAAGTGACTTCTTTTGGAATGTCCTCGCTGTTATAAAGGTATTTGATCTGGTACGATAAAGAGAGCACCGCATCACCAAAGAGCTGGAAATCCTCCATGTTTTTTACGTTATACAGGTCATTGGTTGGGATGCCCGAAAGAATGCTGATCGCCTCAATGTCGTTTAGCTGCGGGTTTTCCTGTATGGCTATCATTTGCCCCAGGGTAACATCATGCAGCTGCGTGGGGATTTTTACCCGTAATTTACCTTCGGTAGTTTTTAGTGTTTTTTCGATCATAATTTTGGTGCCCCCGGCAGATGGGGCATGTTAATTTATTGCCAACAGGAGTTGGATTGTTTAATTATTTTCTGACCAGGTTACGCAAGCCCATAAGAGCTAATGAGCTCATCAAAAATCCCACCACCGGCTGATGGTGATTTTTGGGCAAATGGCATACGCGATTTTAGCTTTGCATCGTAACTAACCTTCAATTTATTTAAGGCTACATAACGCAGCGGATCGATCAAGTGATTGCAGGCATCAACAGGCTCGTTAATGGTTTTGCCCCAACGGTCAACCCGCCATTTATAGCGGCTAAGTTCATTGCGCAAATTAATACTGTTGCGGGTTACATTTATTTTATAACGTTTAAGTATATCAATGGAGTTTTTTATACTATCTGCTCCTTTTTTGGCACCGGTAATATACCAGCCCATGCGCTTTAGTTCTTCTATTGATTTTGGTTCGGCACTATCTGCTATGATTTCCGTTTTCGTGCTTACTTCGTATGCTTTAAGCCTGTTGGCGATATCGGTATTAGTTAAACCGGTTTCATAAAATAGCTCGTTAACCCAAAGCTCGCCGTTTTGTTGGTACACCTGCAGGCAGCCTGTTTGGTCATTGGTGAAACCAAAATCAAGCCCGGTTGCAATAAGGCGGGCACTGGCTGGTATCTGGCCGCAAACGTACCAGTTATTAAATATTAAACCGGTAACTTTACCTGTAAGCCCCCGGGCATACACCTTCCACAATTCAATATCAGCTTCTTTTAATGATTCAATTTTATCCCTTACATTTTGCTCAAGAAACGGGTTATGTCTGTGGTCTGATATAATAAGTTGCACGTTGGGCCTACCTATCAACTTCTCGTGCACCCAAAAGCCTGTATTAGGGTTATAATCAATAAAGATACGTTGCTTAGTGCGCAGAGCCAGTTCGGTATAAACGCCCCACGATATGCCGTTGGCTTCATTGATAAATAAATAATCGCGTTTACCTGATTTTGCATCCTGGGCGTTATCATAGCTCTTGAACTCCATGATGGTACCATTGTTAAATTCAAATATGCGGTCGGTTTTATTATAGCTTTTTACCATGGCTTGTAATGCAGCCGAATCATGATAGATACTTAGCGCATCGCGCAGGGCACCAGCTTTGAGGTTGGGAATATCCTGGGCTACCACTGTAATTACTTGTTTTGGAGCCTGGCAAGCTAAACAAAACAATACTTGCTCAATAGCGTATGTTTTGCCCGAACTGGTGCCACCCTGGTTAATGATCACATGAGCATTTGAAAAATAATTTTGCCTGAAAAGGACTGATCCTCCGAGGCCATTAAAAGGCGGAGCATTGATATCGATCATATCTGTAGATAATTTATTGTTGGTTATTAGCCTGTGTAAACAACTGAAATTGTTTTGCAGTCATCATTTAATCAAAGGTTATGATTAAAATGCCATTTGGCATAAATGAATTCAAATATACTAAGAATATTAGCCATTTCAAAATGATTTGGATGAATTTTATTTAAATGGTGTTAAAGTATTACCTCCTTTTCATTGCCTGCGGGTAGGGGGCCAGTATTTATAATTTCAACTTTTAGTGTGTTATCAGTTTCGCTGATAGGTTTTCGTGCTTCTGGCTTATCGGTCCAGCCCATGGTTTTAAGCGCGAATATTACGCCTGTGGGAGTTTGATACAATCGGGCCTCATAAGCGGCTTCTACACGCAAACGCCCCTGTTTAAGTATCGTGGCGTATCTACCGGTTTCTTCGTACGCTTCAAATTCACGTTTGCTGCTAAAACCCAGGAATAATGCCATGCCTGAAATGGTGGCAGGCTCGGGCTCACGCTCCCATACTTTACGATTAGCTATGGTTTGGGTTATTTTAGCCGATCTGCGTGACAGGTGATATTTCCCTTCAATATGTTTAAAATATTCGTTGATCCGTTGGGTCAGTGTTGCCGCTGTTTTAAAATAGGATGTTTTAGGTTTCAT